ATTTGGTGTAGGCGCATCAAATACAGCGGCTTTGACGATTAGCCCAACTGGAAATGCGGGCTTGGGAGTTACTCCGAAGTCTTGGTTCTCTGATATTAGAGCACTTCAAATTGGGTCTAACGCTTCTATTTTTGCTTATAACCCCGGTGCTAATAATTGTTCATTTGGGTCTAATCTTTATTTGGATTCATCGGCTGTATCAACATATATAAACACTGGCTACGCAACAACTTATCAGCAGTTTGATGGCTCTCACATTTGGCGCATAGCAGGGTCTGGCACAGCAGGAAACCCTATCTCCTTTACTCAGGCGTTAACCCTTACAGCAAATGGCGACTTGCTTTTAGGAACTACAGCAACTGATGGTGCGGCTGGTTATTGGTTTGTAGGTGCTAATTCAAGTTCTGTTCAAAGACTAATAATTGGTCATCCATCAAGCAATGGAAATGGTAGTCAATACCATGACTTTTATTACAATGGTGGCTCTATTGGTTCTATTACTCAAAATGGTACAACAGCCGTTGCCTATAACACCTCCTCCGACTATCGCCTAAAAAACATAACAGGCCCAATCACAACTTCTGGTGCTTACATTGATTCTTTGAATCCTGTTGAGGGTACTTGGAAAGCAGACGGCTCAACATTTGTTGGTTTAATTGCCCACGAAGTTCAAGAAACCTCACGCACTCAAATAGTCACAGGAACTAAAGATGGCGATGAAATGCAATCAATGGATTACTCAAACTCTGAATTGATTGCCAACTTGATTGCAGAAGTAAAATCTTTACGTCAGCGTGTTGCCACATTGGAGGCTTAATGAATCAAGCATTAGTAGCAGAATACTTTGACCACAAAGATGGTCATTTGTACTGGAAAAAAGTCATGCACCCTAACAAGCAGTATCTTGTTGGTCAGGAAGTAGGCTCAATCCATTCAACAGGCTATCGTCATGTAACTTGGATGAACAAACCACACAAGGTTCACAGATTGATTTTCTTGCTTGAGCATGGATACTTGCCAAAAGAGATTGACCATATCAATGGTGACAGACAAGACAACCGCATTGAAAACTTGCGTGAAGCCACTAGAAGCGAAAACCAATACAACAAGGGTATGTGCAAGAACAACACATCAGGCTTTCGTGGCGTGAGTTGGCACAAGCATAGTAAGGCATGGCTTGTCAGGTTGTGCGTCAATGGTAAATCCAAGATTATTGGTTACTTCAAAGACTTAGAACTTGCGGGTTTAGTTGCTGACGAAGCAAGAGCATTACATCATGGCAAGTTTGCGTATAACTCAGCGTCTTTCTGCCGCTAATCTTTAAGGACTAACATGATTCAAATTGATGGCAAAACAGTTGATTTAACAAATCCTCCGACATGGGGTAATAGTATTGAAATCAAACCCAATGGTTTTATTGAGCAAACCAAAGATGGCGTAACAACTCTTGTTCAGCCTACACCACAACCTTTAAAGGAAGCAAAATGACTACTATCACTTGGAGCATCACAGCAATGAACTGCTCAACCACTGAGCAAAACCCTGACACAGTAATCGTATGCCACTGGACATGTTCAGGAACAGACGGAACTTATAACGCTTCTATCTATTCCACTTGCTCAGTACCATCACCTACTGGCTCATTTACACCCTATGACCAATTAACGCAAGAGCAAGTGCTTGGATGGTGCTATGCCAACGGAGTAGACAAATCCGCCACTGAAGCGGCTGTAGAGGCTCAACTGCAAGCGCAGATTAACCCGCCTGTGGTGACTCCTGCTTTGCCTTGGAGTGCAGCATAAACATGGTAGACGAGCCAGTCACTCACGAACACATCTATGAGCGTTTACTGGCTGTAGAGTCCAAGGTAGACAACATAGAGAAGAATACACAAGATGTAATCAAAGCCTTTAACGCTGCCTCAGGTGCTTTCCTAGTGCTTGAGTGGATCGCTAAAGCTGTGAAGCCTATCATTATCATAGGTGCTTTCTTCGGGGCTATTTGGTTAGCTCTTGATAACAGATTTAATGGAGTTAAGTAATATATGAATATGCCTACACGTGGTCAGAGAACATATAAGAATAAGATGAAGAAGGTAATGGGTGAGTACAAAGAAGGTACTCTTCACAGCGGTAAGGGTGGCCCTGTGGTGAAGTCCAGAACTCAAGCAGTTGCGATTGCTTTGAGTGAAGCTGATAGAGCTAAGAGAAAAACTGGTAGAAATAAGAAGTAAAGGATATATAAATGGCTACGTATTTAGACGTTGTGAACAATGTGCTCAGACGCTTGCGTGAGCCTACTGTTACATCTGTAACTGATACTGACTACTCAAACCTTGTAGGTGTATGGGTTAATGATTCTAAGAGAGAGATTGAGGATGCCTTCGATTGGAATGCTCTAAGCTCTACCATTGTAGTATCTACAGTGGCTGGGACTCGTAACTATACTCTTACAGGTTCAGGTCAGAGATTCACCACAAGTGATGTATTGAATGATACCAGTGATTATGCTTTACAACCAGCTAATCGTGACTGGATTAACCGTATGTATTACTTAGGTAATGCCAATGGTGGTGCTCCAACATACTACTGCTACAATGGTGTAACTGCTGGTGGTGATAATAAGGTAGATGTATATCCACTGCCTGATGGTATATATTCATTGAGGTTTGAGTTGGTAGTACCTACAGTGGATCTAGTGAATGACTCAGACACTATCTTAGTTCCCTCTCACTTGCCTTCTATGTTGGCCTACTCCAGAGCCATCGCAGAGAGGGGCGAAGACTCTGGTATTACCTCTTCAGAGGCTTACCTGATGTACAGATTAGCTCTGGCAGATGCTATTGCCATTGAGAAGAATCGTTATGAAGATACTACAGTTTGGAATGCTGTCTAATGTCTGAACAATTACTTACAACAACAGTTCAAGCTCCCGGCTTCATGGGACTGAACTTGCAAGACTCATCTGTCAATCTAGACAATGGGTTTGCAACTATTGCTCAGAACTGTGTCATTGACAGGTTCGGACGTATTGGTGCTAGGAAGGGATGGTCAGCAGCGCACTCTTCCTTAGCAGCTTTAACAGGTTACTATGTAAAAGCTATTGGTGAGTTAATTGATAACGCTGGTAACTCTTACATTGTAGCTACAGGTAACAATAAACTATTTAAGTTAGTAGGTACAACACTATCTGAGTTAAGCTACGGAGGTGGCGGCACAGCTCCTACCATCACAGATGACCATTGGCAGATAGCTCCGTTGAATGGATGCTTATACCTGTATCAGGCTGGACATACACCTTTAGTGTTTGACCCTGCAACAAGCTCAACTACTTATAAGCGCATATCTGAGAAGACTGGCTACTTAGGTACTGTATCAAGTAATAACTGTGTTATCAGTGCCTATGGTCGTACATGGAGTGCTAATAACAGTACCAATAAGAGTATTGTACAGTTCTCAGACCTCTTAGCAGGTCATGTATTAAGTACAGGTACAGCTGGTACTTTGGATGTATCTCAGGTGTGGCCTGCAGGTTCCGATGAGATTACAGCCTTAGCTGCACATAATGGCTTCTTAATTATCTTTGGTCGTAGACAGATACTTATATACTCCAATGCTACAGACCCTAATAATCTTACATTATCTGATTCTATTACAGGTATTGGATGCTTTGCCAGAGACTCTGTAGTTAAGACTGGTAGTGATATTGTCTTCCTGACAGATACAGGTGTACGTTCATTGATGCGTACCATTCAAGAGAAGTCAGCTCCAATGAGGGAGTTAAGCTTGAATGTTAAGGATGCCTTAGTAGAGGATTTAACTTCTGAGACTGCAGTTAACATTAAAGCTGTGTATTCAGACAAAGATGCCTTCTACCTGTTATCTCTACCTACAGTTAATACTGTCTATTGTTTTGACATGAGGGGTCAACTGCAGAATGGTGCAGCTAAGACTACAACGTGGAATAACATTACCCCTAAAGCTTTCTTCTACACACGTAATAAGGATTTATTGCTAGGACAAGAAAGTTTTATTGGTAAATATAACACTAACCTTGACAGTACTGATACTTATAGAGTACAATACTATACCAATTACTTTGACTTTGGAAGTCCTACATCACTGAAGATGTTGAAGAAGATTAACTTAACATTCATTGGTGGTAATACAGCTACAGTGTTTATTAAGTATGGCTTTGATTTCAGTGCTGCATATCAGTCTAGAACCATTGCACTAGGTAGTACATCAATAGCTGAGTATGGTATTGCTGAATATAACATAGGTGAATACACTGCAGGTATTGTGTTTGATAATCAAAAGATTCAAGCAAGTGGTTCAGGTAATGTCTTACAGATTGGCATGGAATTAGATGTTAATGGTTTTGAAATTTCATTACAAAAGCTTGACTGCTACGTCAAAGCTGGACGTATCAGATAACTAGGAGATTAATGTGAGTAATTACACCAAGAGTACAGATTTTGCAATTAAAGACTCATTGTCTACAGGAAACCCCAGTAAGCTTGTAAAAGGTACTGAGATTGATACTGAGTTTTCAGCTATTCAATCAGCTGTTAACTCTAAAGCTGACAAAGCTAACCCAACATTTACTGGAACTATTACAGCTGCTAACTTAACAGTTTCAGGAACATTTACAGCAACCGTGGACGGAGGTACATACTAATGGCTGATTGGACAGATTTAATTGGCCCATTATTGGGCACTGTAGGTAGTGTATACACAGCTAACCAAGCTTCTAATGCCACTACCGATGCCGCTAATGCAGCTGCTAGGGCTGCACAGTTCCGTCCTGTAGGTATCACTACTAGGTTCGGTAAGTCAGGCTTTCAGTATGACCCTACTTCAGGTCAACTCACGGGTGCTGGCTACCAAGTAGCTCCTGACGTAGCTGCAGCCCGTGAAGGCTTGATGGGCTTGGCTGGTACTGGCTTAGGTCAAGCTCAAGAGATTCAAGCATACCAGCCTAATGTCAATGCTCAAGCTGCAGGTCTATTTAACTTAGGTGCTGGCTACATAGCTCAGACACCTCAAGCACAAGCTCAGCAGTACATGACTCAGCAGCAACAACTGTTAGCTCCCGGTCGTGAACAGACATTAGCTAACCTAACTAACCAACAGCAACAGCAAGGTCGTTTAGGTCTAGCCACTGGTGGAACTATGGCAGGATACACTGCAGGTGCTCCCGGCTTACAAGCTACTAATCCTCAGATGGCTGCATACTACAATGCTCAAGCTCAGCAGGATGCTCAGTTAGCTGCACAGGCTCAGTTGGCTGGACAGCAACAAGCTACATTCGGTCAGGGTTTGATGACTGGTGGTTTGAACTTGGCAGGCCAAGGCTTTGGCTTACAAAGTCAAGCTCTTGCTCCTTACACTCAATATGCTCAACAAGCTATTAACTTAGAGAATCAAGGCTTGAATGCTTTGACTCAAGGTATGGGTTTAGGTAGCTCAGTAACAGCAGGTTCTACAGCAGCTGCTAACATTCAAAATGCTGCAGCACAACAAGCAGCAGCTTTGCAGATGCAACGTAACAATGCTGTAGTAGGTGGTTTGTCAGACCCTATCAGTCAGTTGATTGCAGGTTTAACTGGTGGTTCTTCTAACTATCAACAAACTGTTAATCCTTACTTTACTCCGCTTAAACCAGCTTAAGGAATAATATGGCAACACCACAAGGAATTCAAGGTTTATTTGGAGGCATGGGTACTCCTGAGGAAATGCAACGTCAACTGGTTGAGCAGAAGGCTACTCAGTTTGCTGGTATGTCTCCTCAGCAACAGACATCCTATAACATTTACAAGAACACATCTAATTTAGGCCGTGGCTTAGCTGGTGCTTTTGGTGTCGATGTACAAGACCCAGCTATCAAGAGAGCTACTATGCTTCGTCAAATGGCTTCACAGTTTGACACCAATACTCCTGAAGGCCTGAAGCAGATGGCTCAAGCTTTACAAAGCACAGACCCTGAGTTAGGCTTTCAAGTGATGCAGCGTGCTCAAGCTATGGAAGAGCAGATGGCTAAGACAAAAGGAGCTACAGCTGAGGCTCAAAAGAAAGAGTTATCAGTTCAACAAGAAGCTTCTTTGCGTAATGAATTAGCTAATCTTGGCCCTGATGCAACTCAAGAGGATATTCTTAAAGCGGTAACTAAGTATGGTTCTGCTGATAAGGTTATGTCTGTACTACAATCAGCTGCTGATAAGAATATTCAACGTGAACAAGCTGCACAACTTCAACGTGATCGTATAGAGGCACAAGTTCAAGCTCAGCGTGAACGTTTAGATGCACAGATTCAAACTGCTAAAGATCGTAATGCTACTTCCAAAGAAATTGCTCAGATGCAAATTGATGGAAGAAGAGACTTAGCAGCCTTTGCAGCTTCATTGAAAGCTTCTAATCCTAAACCTTTGCCAGCAAGTCTACAAAAGAGTGAAGATGATGACTTGACTAAAGTAGATGCTGCTTTTGCTCAGTCTGAGGCACTAAACCCTGTCATAACTGCACTTACACCTAATGAACAAGGTAAACGACTTCTTGAACTAAGTCCCGGTAAAGTTGCTGGTTATGTCTATCAGAACTCAATGGGTAAATCATCGCCTGAGTCTAGAGCTTATGCACAATTAAAAGAAGCTGTTGGAGCTGCTGTTAATATTAAAACAAGTGCTGAGAAAGGTGTGCAGACAGACAAAGACGTACTACGCTTTGCTGATGCTCTTATTGCAGCTTCAGGTCGTTTTGATAGCAAGGCTACTTTTGATGCTTTACAGCGTTTTAATGAAGCAAACCTTAAAGATCAAGAACGTATCCAGAAACGTATTAACTCTAGACGTATTTCTCAGGGTGTAGAGCCATATTATCCAAGTATTGGAACTACTAAACAATCTAATAAGCCAGAAACTACTCCTTCAGTTGATCCTGCAACACTTAGAAAACAAGCTATTGACGCTATTGCTAAAGGAGCTGACCCAGCTGCTGTTAAAGCGAGATTTAAGCAAATTACTAATCAGGAGTTTTAAATGAGTACTTTTGATGATTTGATTCCCCAGACGACAGGCGATGGAAATGCTTTTGCTGATATAGCTCCAGCTCAGCAGCCAACACCCGCAGCTCCACCACGTTCCTTAGGTAGTGAAGCTTTACGTCAGCTTGGCTTAACAGCTCGTGCTGGTATCACAGGAGCAGCAGCTCTTCCTGCAATGATGGCAGAACCTGTAGCGGCAGCTCTGGGTATGCCTCCTCAAGCAGAAGCTCTACAAGGTTTTCTAACTAAAATAGGATTGCCAGAGCCTTCAGGACAACTTGAAAGAGCTGTTCAATCAGGTGTTGGAGCAATGGCTGGAACAGGTGCTCAAGCTGCAGCGGCTAAAGGGATTCCTTTGTTGGCTGGCTTTACACAGAACCTACCACAACAGTTAGCGGCCTCAGGTGCTGGTGGAGCAGTGTCTCAAGCTGTTACGGAAGAAGTTACTGGGGCAACAAAAGACCCTTATGCGGGTTTAGCAGCTGGCTTGTTGTCAGGAGCTGTCACAGGAACATTAGCTGGAAAAACAGTAGATACAGGTAAACTGCTTAAAGGATGGATGACAGGAACTTCTAAGCCTACTCTTACAATGGACGAAATCCAAACAAGAGCACAACAGGCTTATAGAACAATGGAAGACCAGAATGTCTATGTTAATAAGAATAGTCTAACTAATAAATTGTTTACTAATATTGAAAATAGACTTAGTGCTGAAAACTTTAATCCCAATGTTGTAGATTCTCATAAGCCAGTAGCTCAAGTATTAACTCAGTTTAAAGAAATGGCTAAAGACCCTTTCATTTCATTCACTAAGTTAGAGCAAATGAGGTCATCCATTAATGAGTTAAAGAACTCAGGTGATTCAGCTACTAGACGATTAGCGGGTGCTGCTGTGTCTGAGTTTGATAACTATTTAAGTTCTATTGGTAACAAAGATGTTCTCTCAATAGGCGGGAACACAGGTAAAGCTTTAGCAAGCGTTAAAGCAGCTCGTGCAGACTGGAGAAACTTATCTCGTGCACAAACTATTGAAGATGCTTTAAAGTATGCAGACGTATCGGCAGATAAGCCAACAGCATCAACTTCTGAGTTAATCCGTAATGGAATGATTAATTTAGCTCGTGATAAGAACAAGATGAGAGCTTTTACAGATACAGAACAAAATGCCATTCGTGCAGTAGCTAAAGGCGGCTCTTTTGATACTTTATTGACTGTGCTTGGTAAATTTAACCCTGAACGAAGCCAACTAGCTGCTTATAGTGGAATTATGGGTGTTTCTGCAGGGCCGACAACAGGAGCTGCACTTGCTGTAGGTCTTGGAACAGGTGGTTTTGTTGCTGATAAAGCTCAAGGACTTTTAAGAAGTAGGGAAGGTCGGCAGCTTGTTAATCAGATTGCTTCTGGAACACTACAACCTATCCCTCAGAATATGGCCTTTAGAGGAATGTTGTCAGGACTACAACCACTACCCGGTGAAGTGCCTTAACACTTTATGAAGAGGCTAACTCTAGCCCTTCTAATCATCTTTACGAGTTTTATAGCGACAGCTGGCTTCGACCCTAACGCAGATAGATGTGTTAAGTGGACATGGAAGTGGGCTGCTGACTATAAGACTCGTATTGTCGTGTGTCTTGAATGGAAGAAAGCATACAAAAATGATCGTTGATCCTCTAACAGCTCTAGCAGGTATACAGAATGCTATTAGCATGGTCAAGAAGGCTAGTAAAGTAGCTAATGACCTAGGCTCTCTTGCCCCGATGATTGGCAAGATGTTCGATGCTAAAGCAACTGCCACTAAAGCATTGATTGAAACTAAGAAGGGTAAAGGTTCCAATATGGGAACAGCTCTTCAGATTGAAATGGCCTTGGAACAAGCCAGAGCCTTTGAAGAAGAACTTAAGATGCTCTTTATGACTACAGGTAAGGTTGATGTCTGGAATAAGATTAAAGCCCGTCAAGACCAGATGGACATCGATGACGCAAGGGAACTAAGGTCTTTAGAGAAAGCTGAGAAGAAGGCTAAGCAAAAGGAACAAGAGATGAATGAACTAGCCATGATTATAGGTGGTTGTTTCTTTGTTCTCTTCTTAGTCTTTGTTGGCATCTATGAGTTAATGGACTTCTGTAATACTACTCAAAGGTGTGGACGTTAGTGAATGAATATCAGAAGACATTTGATATATGCCTCAAGATATTTATCTACGGGTGCATGGCTTTGTGGTTTCTTGGTTTCTTAAAGTTTCTCCCTGATGATCTCTCCAATAAGATTGTCAATTTATTACTTGGTAAGATAGGACTATAATATGTTAGAAATGCTTGGTGGTGGTTTACTTGGAAGTATCTTCGGAGGTCTGTTTAGACTGGCTCCGGAAGTACTTAAGTGGGCAGATAAGAAGAATGAGCGTTCACATGAGCTTAATATGTTCAAGTTCCAGTGTGACTTGGAAGCTCAGCGAGGACAACAAAAGTTAGCTGAGATAGGTGCTCAACGTGAAGCTGCTATTGATACTGGTGTCATGAATGCCTTTCAGTCAGCCATTGAGCAACAGACTGAGATGGTTAAGGCTGCTGGAGGCTGGGTAGCTTCTCTGTCTGCCTCAGTACGTCCTGTGGTGACTTACTGGATCTTAGGTCTGTGGAGTTTCATCCACGTATGGTTGTCCTACAATGCTTGGGTGTCAGGTATGCCTCCACTGGATGTCTTTAAAGTCATGATGTCAGCTGACTTTGCAGCCTTGGTCTCAGGTACTTTGAACTACTGGTTCCTTGACCGTACATTGTCTAAACGAGGTCTGTGATGGACTTAAGTATTGCAGCTGAGCTGTGCAAAAGGTTTGAAGGGTTTAGAAGTAAGCCCTACTTATGTCCTGCCAATGTAGCTACAATAGGTTATGGAAGTACTTACTACGCTAATGGTGTGAAGGTTACTCTAAATGACGTTCCGACGACACAAGAGGAGGCTCATGTTCTTTTGATGCACGAATTGGAACATACGTACTTACCGGGTGTTGTCAGAAACTGCCCTGTACTTCTGACAGATACTAGGAAGCTCAATGCTATTGTAGACTTTTGTTATAATTTAGGTACAGGTAGACTACAAACTTCTACACTGAAACGTAAGATTAATGCTCAGGATTGGGACGGAGCCAAGGAAGAGCTACTTAAGTGGAACAAGGGTGGCGGTAAAGTACTTGCTGGACTTGATAAGCGAAGGAAAGCAGAAATAGCACTATTCTAAGTTTCAAACTTACAATTACAATAAGAAAGCCCTTAAGAGTTTTATCTCCTAAGGGCTTTTTAGTTGCTAATCTAGGATAAACGCTAGTGTTAAGAATCCTATGTGTAAGTAGATGACTTGATTGGCTTCATCTGACATCTTGTCATTATCATCCATAATATAGAGTTCATCAGCTTCTATACCAAAGACTAAGCCAGTTTTAAATTCAAAGTCTAGTATCATAACTACCAATGCCTCCAAGTATTAACGATGATATGGATGCAGGTAATCATTTCGACTACCCGCATAGTCCAATAGAAGCTATCAGATTTCACACGCACCAGCAGTGCAAGCCAATGTCTGAGCACCTTCTACATTGTCAGTGCCTTCAACCAGTTTGTCCCAGTCAATACCTAGAGGCATAGCAGCAACCATTGCATGATACTCTTCCTCAGTCATGGCCTCATAAGGAGCTTGTCGATATGTTCCACCATCCATCGGTAAGAAGCTCACACCTGTAATCTCATCAAAGTTATTCCACACCCATGCTCCAACTTCAGGCCACTCAGTCTCAGTCACTGAGATAGTCACTGAAGGCTTATGCTCACAGTAGTGACGCTGAAACAGTAACCACAAGCGCAGGTGCTTGATAGCATTCAAGTCCTCACGCAGTACAGCACCCTTCTCAACTCGCATGGGGAAGCTAAAGATAGTTGTGCTATCAGGCTTCATCACACACAGCTCAGATGGGAACCCTTGCTCTTTTAAGAATGCAGTCAGAGGGTCTTTGTTATCAGACCTGACACGACGAATAAAGTACTGACTGTGCTGAGGGTGGATACCACTAGCAGTGCCTGTAAGCTGAGAGACAGTCCCTTCTGGCTTAATGGCAGTGATGGCAGCACTGCGATTGATACCGATAGCATCAGCAAACTCAGCGTTAGTAGCAATAGCAACATCTTTAAAGTCCTCTAATATCATAGGTAAACCAGCATCATCAGGGTCATTTAGCAAGGCATTGTCCAAGATACCAGTCATAGACACACCCAGCAAACGTTCCTCTTCAGTGTTTGTCTGCCACACCTTACGAAGGTACGGGAAGTGAGTCATCGTTGATTGAAAAGTCCCCAGAATAGTAGCCAAGCGCACTTTATTCCGTAGAGTATCCACACAATCGTCGCTCCGCACAATAACAGAAGACAGATTACAAAATTGATAAGGTCTAAGGATAATCTCACTGCAAGGGTTTGTGCCCCATTCTTTACCCAATTCCCTGCGTCCACTCTTAGCTGCTTGAAGTTCACTCGCATAACGGTTAAAGATTCCTCGCTCTCCAGAATGTGATTCATAAATACTAGACCACTCACGCATGAACTTACCTACGTCAGGCTTGACTTCGTAGATGGCACTGTTGTTAGCCAAGGCACGTTGACCATTACCATCCCACCAGTTACCAGCCTTAGCGTGAGCCATACGGTCATCACTTAAGTCTGACAGTGAAATCATAGCAGATCGTCGTACGCCACCAACAACCACGACTTCTCCGACCTTACATAGAATATCATGTGCTTCAAGTGAGGTGAGTTTCCGTCCAGTCGCTCCACGGAACTTTGCAACCACATACTTGAACAAGTCAACAAGCGGCTCTGGCCCTGATGCTCTTCCACCAAAGGTCTTAAGCCTCGTTCCTGCCGGACGTACACCCGATACATCCCACTTAGGCACTTCTCCAGCATATAACAAGGCAATGACTTGTCGTAAGGCTTTAGCCCATCCCTCTTTGGAGTCCTTAACATTAATGACAGTGCCACTATTGTACAAATCAACTGGAATCTCAGGTAACTTAGATACATACTTTTGCTCCACACTAAAGCCTACACCAGTTCCGCATAACAGAATATACATAGCCTCATCAAAGGCTTTAGGGTCATCAATGGGCAGGTATGAACAGTTATAGCCAGCTACGTTCTGTCTCTCTAAAGCATCCCCAGCTGTCATGATGCTACGCATTGAAGGCATCACTTCTAATTGAGTTACAGCACTCTGCAGTTGGTTACGCAATTCGTTACTTAGCGAGTAGTTATGCTTCTCTTGCAGGTGCTTAGTCATGAAGTTAAAGTAACGGTCTACAGTCTCAGGCCAGTGCTCTCTCCGGCCTTTATCATCCAAGTAGCGAGAGTAGCGGCTCTTGCCAATGTATTCTTGGTATGGTGTCATTAGTTTACGCATATTAGTCTAGTTCCTTTATTAAATATTCTTGTTTCTTCTCAATTACATCATCAAATCTATCAACAAGGTCATCACTCTGGATTCCTAACAGTTCCAAGAGTGACACCTCATCCAAACGCTTGAGAGCCTCTTTCAGTTCTTCAAATGTTATGTTGTTCACGTTTAGTAATCTCTCTGTCAATGTACCACTTAGCCTTCTTCAAGTCTTCAATGGCATCCTTCTTAAGGTCACACCGCCAGATGTACTTGATTGCATTACCTAAGTTAAAGCCCATGTGTTCTGTAACTTGGATACATTCAATACCTGATGGATGTTCAGTGTAGTGCTTAGGCTTGTGAATACTGTCATTAGCCCATTCACCGTGGTCTGAGTCAACCCATTCTTTAATGGCTTCACTGAGTGGTTTAGCTGCTTCTCTGATGTAAATGTCGCGATTAACCCATTTGTCGTAATTAATGCAAGCATTACAAGGATGAATACTAATATCTAATTGACTATAAAAACAAGTCTTACATTCAACTGTTGCCATATTTCCTCCCTAGGTATTCAACACTTAAAAACATTTCATCGAAGTGTCCATCCTGTACTTCATTCATCATCAGTAAGCCCCTCCAGTGTCTGTTACTTAATTGATCCATATAAGATTCATCGTGTAGGTAGTAAGAGCCAACAATGATAGCGCATATAGGCTTTCCATCAGCACGTTTTCCATAAGCGATTTGTTTACCCTGTTGGTGTCCTGCAACACAAGACATATGTAACTTATTAATGATAGCACTAGCAGCACCAGCAGGTCTTCCCATTGCCCCCACAGGCCAGTAGTGATTAAACCCAACACCATTAATAAACACAGGATGTAAAAATCCATGTACTTCCCAATCTTTCTCATACTCAAGATCCTTTGTAGAAATCAAGCCTTCCAGTGTAGGGTTATTGTTTACAGCCCTATCAATACGGTTCTCATGGTTCCCTAAAGTCATCACCATACGAGGCTTGTACACCTTGTGCTTAGATTCCTTCTGAGACTTCTGAGCTTCCTTCAAAGGAGCCAGTAACAACTTCATGGCCTCCTTAGCAGCTTCAACGTCCTTCTTGTAGCGCAGACCTTCAAAGTACTTACTCCCCTTGATGTCATGGCTACTAAGGCTTGGCATATCTGCAAAGTCACCTATGTTAACCACCACATCAGGTTTGTAATCGACAATAGCTTTACCAGCCCATGTCAGATGCTCCAAAGGTACACCCTCTTTAATCTGACAGTCCGGTACGACTAAAATCTTCAATGTCTTCCCCTTCAACAGTTAGTTTCTCACCACTACGAATACCAGCTTTGATGGCCTCTAAGATACCAAAGCTTAGGAGTGCCTTAGCTTCTTCGTTAGTGAGGTCAAACATAAACGTAGCACTACCATCCTCATGTTCCTTAATCATCTCTACGTTCATTGTTAGCCTCCTTCAAGAACTCTTCAGCATCATTAACAAACATGAAGTATCTGAGACATATTGCTAGAGCTTCATTGACTTCCTTGCAGCTGGCAATGTCCTCAGGATGGTTACTCCACCCACCATTGAGAGTATTCAAGTAAGTACTCTTCATAGTCTCAACTGTAATAGCGTCTGTAAAATCTTCCCAAGCATTCTTAATCTCAGGAGACTTCATCATTGCTTCAATAAGATTGTTTATCATATTTAGAACCTCTCTTTTCATTTAACCATGACATTGGAATATCTTTATCGGCATACTGAAATCCATGCTTAGTGCACCAATCTCCGTATGTAGTTTGGCTTACCTTTGAGAGCTTAGCTTTAGAGTTACTGAAGACAAATCTAATATCAAGTTCAGGGTGTTGTTCCTTCACCATCAAGTGTTTCTGTCTGTCAGCAGTCATGAACCTACCCTTGCTCTCAATGATAATACCATTACTAAGTAATAAAAAGTCAGGAGTGTACGTACGTTTCTTCTCAGGCTGCGTATATCCAATCACTAACTTCTCATACTCAAAAGGAACTTCTAAGGCTTTCAATCTCTCAGCTATCTTATCCTCTAAGCCTGACCTGAAACCATGCTTCAAAGCTACTTGTCTAACTGTCAGTGGCTTTTTACGCTTAGGCTTCATGGTTCACCTTAGTCCTGTGATACTGATGGAGGAAAGCTCCAAAGGTATCCACAAACTCTTCATCATGGTTTAGCTTACCCATTGTGAACATAATGGCATGAACTAACTCATGGTAGAAGGTCTGCTCAGTGGTCTGCTTATTCATGTCCATACGGATAGTAATGGTTTGCTTCTCAGGGTCACACTTACCCATGTCATCCATGTGCATTACGTAGTTAACGTACCAGACTGAGCCTGCGAGACTGAAGGAGGTTGCCACATCTGGTTTGGTTTCCTTCTTAGCCATAGGAGCAATCCGTTTTCCAGTACCCTGTCAGTATTGCCGTCATAAGCTTTGATACAAGCTGCATATAATTCCTCTTCGGTTGTACAGTCTTTAAGAATCTTATCAGCCTTTACAGGGCCAATACCTCGTATACCTTCAATGTTATCAACTCTGTCACCTGTCAGTATCTGTTTGTAGAAACTGTACAAGCCTTCAAACTCAGTAACATAATACTCCTCATCCTTTACAGGATTATAGTGCCACCCCGGTAACTGATCTAGGTCTTTGTCAACGTGAACAATCCAGAAGTTACCTTGGGTAGACGCTATGCCTACAGCATCATCAGCTTCTTCGTCTTCAGTCATGAGAGCACCTAGCTTCATGAGATGTTTACGAAGGGCATCGTAGTGTCTAGGCTTGGGAGCATCCTTACGATTACCTTTGTAAGGAACGGTGGTAGCTACCTCGAATCTAAAGTTAGTTTTACCTGTAATCCAAGCCTTGTAGTCATCACACTTCAAGCGCATATAGATGATGTCGGTGAACCATTCTGTGAGTCGATTTAGTGCCCATCGTTCCTCTTCATCCTCATTGGAGAAGCCAACTTTATAAACTAAAAAGTCAGCATCTACAATAGCCTCAGTAGGCCTGTTAGAGGATGTCATCAGCAGTTTCTTCTTCAGTGGCTTCTTCGCCATCTGGAGAGTAAACCTTCAACTCGGTAATCACAATCTTCTTAATAGATGGTGCAGCACCGAACTTAGCTGACATCTTGTGACGGTATGAGGACACCAGTGCATAACACTTAGTACCATTACCAATCTTGGAGATGTCTACGGGATTACCTTCTTCGTCTACAGGTTCAAACAAGAACTTAGACTTACCAACAATGTACTTACCCATAGTGTCTTTGTCTTTGAGCTTAATGCCCAACTCTTCAAGGCGACTACAAGCTGCATCACTCAACTGTCCTAATGTGCATTCATACTTATCGTTAGTCTCATTGAACTTCTTGTTGTACTCTTTCATCCAGTTACTCCAGTACAGTTCACCAGCTACTTTTACGGGTTTGATGCTATCAATACTCATTTCATTTTCCTTTAAGGTTAGTTTACTCAGCTACTACAACGTTATCATCAGCAACAGCAGCAGGTTGCTGTGCTTTAATTTGTGATTCCATCTTCTGTAGCAGTGTGAATGCTCCAGTCTTAGTTGGAAGTTCACCAATTACTTGAAACAAGAAGTTAATCTCGTTGGGTTCAAGATTCAATGTCATTTATGTTTCCTCTATCAATGCAGCTCTTGTGACGGGTGAGCTGTATTACCCGATGCCAGATCTTCCAAGTACACAAGTGCTGATAATAACACAGTGTATACCTCTTCAAGATCTAGATTCTCTCCTATCTTAACCTTGAAAGTTTCACCTTCAACGCTAAATAGTATTTGATTCTTATCAATGTGTTTCACGCCAGTTTGCACCAATTTTATATTCTCCGTCTAGTGGACAACGAAGCTTGAAATGCTCACCAGCTTCAACGATACTTTGCTTTGCAGCCTCACCTACTATTGTAGCATACATCTTAGGAACTTCAAGTTGAAATTCATCATGGACATTTGCCACCAGCTTCACAGGCCACTTGTTAGCCTTAGTCTTATCGTGAAATAATACCAAAGCCTTCTTCATCACAATCGCCCCAGCCCCTTGAAGGAGCGAATTGAGAGCTGCGTGTTCGGAGCGCACCCATATCTTACGACCATCAAGCCCCGGTACAAAGCCCTTACCCGCATATCTGCTAACCGTATTTCTAAGACGTTGTAAGGCGGGTGTGTTCTTAAGAAAGGCATCGATAAGTTTCTGTCCCGCTTTAGCATTACCACCGACAATGGAACCAATCTTAGCTGGCCCTGCACCGTATAGAAATGCGTATATAAATGTCTTCGCTTGATCCCTTGTCTGGAGACCCGCAGCTTTTTGGTTCTGCGTGTGAACGTCAGTTCCATCCTTTGATGATCCTTCAGTGACCGTTTTAACATATCCATCATCCTTCATATAATGTGCAAGCATACGCAGCTCAAGGCCACTAGCATCACAGCCAACCAATACGTTACCTGCTTCCACAGTCCAACACTCTCTGCACTCTGGCCCATAGATACTCCCAGCATTAGGAATCTGCGCCATGTTAGGAGTACTGTGTGTCATCCTTCCAGTAACTGCGCCATTCGTTATAACCTTACCATGCACTCTACCGTCCTTACCCACAGCCTCTAGCCAGCTTTCAATCTGAGCTACACGTTTCTGTAGCATCAGGTAAGTGGCAATCATCTGAGCCTCAGGAATGTTAACAACCTTAGCCAGTACAGACTCATCGACAATAGCCTGACCCTTCTCAGTGAACACCTTAGGCTTCCATCCAAGCTCCATCAGCTTCTCTCCAATCTGCTTTCTACTTCCGGGATTGAAAGTATCAACGCAGTCTTTGATGGGCTTTCCACTTGTCTTGTGGAACCTTGGTGTGACCGTTGGAGGCCATCTCTCTTGCATCTGCTCATAGATTCCTGCCATCTTTCCTTTGATGTCAGCAAGTAAACAGGTTGTATAGGCTTGATCGAGTTTGAATCCATGTCGTGTCTGTTCCTCAATGATAGCTGCTACCTTATGTTCAAGGTCAAGGCTTTCTTGTGAAAAGTCTTTCGTAGTGAGTTCATTAGTAAGATGCTTATAAAGATCACAAGTGACCTCAACGTCCCTAATGCAATAATACTCCAGAAGAGCCATGTGAGGAACGTTGAAGCACTCACCTTTGTATTCCTCTCGTCGTTCCATTAGCCATTCCCATATCCTTTTGTAGTCAACTTTCTTAATCGTCCCCATCCTGTTGCCCCATGCGTCTAAGCTGTGACCGTTCTCTATCGAGGGATCTAGCAGTCTTGAGGCTATCAGTGTATCGTACACTTGGTTCAAGCGAATCTTCGTAGTCCAGAGCCTGTTGAGTATCGAGAAATCGAAGCCTATTCCGTTGTGGGCTACTATCAACGTAACGTCCTTTAAATACTCCACGAGGCTGTCTGCTGCTTTCCATACGTTCACTTCTCCCGTGTCAATGTCCTTAGTTACCACCATCCAAATCGTGTTGTGATCTAAGGTTGTCTCGATGTCCAATACGATACGCTTCATACTCTGCCTTTAGGTCTTCATAGTGGTGAATGAGTAACTGATACTTGTCCTGCATTTCATAGTACTTAGTCTCCAAGTCCAACATTCTACCAGCTATCGTGTCTACGTCAATCATGTTACCTTACCTCTGTATGTTAGTTCAGGGCAATGATACACTGTATTCCTGAAGTCAGTCCTATAACGTGACCTGACTACATTATTGACATTCATCGACATGACAGCTCTCTTACGTTCTTTTGTAGCTGCTTTGTAAGCATTAACTTTATCACGATTACGTTGAACCCACTCACGCTGCTTGAGCCTGATACGTTCCTTACGTTTCTCATGCACTGCCCATACGTCTTTAATGGTTCCCTTAGTCATGTGTTCTTCTCCTTCAGTTTGGCTTCAATGGCTTTGGCAAAGTCATGCAAAGACAAGTCATAAGCATCCCGATAACCAGTAGGAATTCTTAAACCCAATTCAATTGCAACTGTTTCCTCATTTGTCAGCCCTATCCATGTGCGCTGTGGTGGGGCGGTGTAAAGCTCTGCTTCGTGCATGAACTGCTTGTCTGCAATCCAATTCACTACGCCATTGTCTGCACACGCCACAGGCTCGTAGTGCGGATAAGGTTTTTCAACCAACACTACACCTTGACCCGATTCATAGGCTTTGACTGCTTCGCTATTCCACATTGACTTGTTCATGTGTTCTTTTCCTTAACCCATGTGCAATCAAAACATATCTTCATCATCCATCTGACAAACCAATTAGGTTCGTATCCTTTTACTGGTCTGTAAGAAATACCTTCTTCTTTACGACCACCAAACAAGTAGCAGATCCACTCAGACCTTTCAGGCACATGAAATTTATACGAGCCTTCAGCTTTGTATTCATCATCAAAGCGAATTGTTCCGCTTATTGGTTGTTCATCCATTGTTCTTCTCCTTGAGTTTGGCTTCAAAGAATTCAAAGGCGGCTATTTTGTCAAAGTCGCATAACTCAAGTGCTTTTGAGAAATCTTCATCATCAATCTCAACCCATGTGCGCTGTGGTTGAATCTTGTGGCCTTCCGATGCGCAAACACCTACCCGCAAACAATTTCCTGTTCTTACCTTTGGTTGCTCTGGCTCATAGTCCAGCCCTAACTCTCTGGCGTTCTCTGCCATCTTTTCGAGGGCTTCGTTGGCTAAGGCTTCTTTGATGGCGGTGATGGCTTCTTTTCGTTTGGGTACTGTTCTTTGTGATGTGAATCCCCACTCATCGCCAATATCTTCCAACGCCTCCAATGCCAACTTCAAGGCTTCTTTAGTCATATCTTGCTCCATACCCAAACCCCAAGAATTACAAGCAGTACCCAATACTGTTCTTCAGTCATGCTTGTCCCCTTATCGAGGCGTTGCCTCTGGCTCTAATACGCTCAGGTATATGGTGTTCAAGATGATTTTCAATACACCACTCAGCAATCTCAGCACATATCTTACGCTCTTGCAAGATAGCCAACTTTATAAAGTCTATTAACTCAATTTCATCATCTTGTTTTGCTTTGCTAATAATTTCATCTTGTGTCATTTTGCAGCCTCCATGTACAGTCCAACATTCCCTAGAGCATAACCTACAAAGGCTATACCCAGACCTGTATTTCCTTTGACGATCAAGTCAATGGCTACGATAGTGTAGACAACACCTACAGCAGCGATTAACCATGCACTCATAATGTCTCCTCCTGCATCTCCACCATGCGTCCAGTTTCCATGTTGTACTTCAAAGTACACGCTGGGCCAGTATATCCGTTATAGCGGTTCTTGGCAACCGAGATCTTTGTCTGGTGTCGTTCTTGTTCATTGTCAGCCATGCTGTTTCGTTCAAGTGTAATGACAGCATCGGAGAGTTGAGCAATAGCTCCAGATCCTCGCAGCTGAGATAGTGAAACTGATTGCCCGTCTTCGTGTCCTGCATTGCCTTGTGGCCTCCGTAAGTGTGATACACAAATTAATGTAATCTCAAGTTCCTGTACCAATGTCCTGAGCTTCGTCATCATGTTATCAATGGCCTTACGCTCATCTCCATTGTCTTGACCAGATATAACAATACTGATGTGGTCAAGAAAGAT